ACATCTATGTGGAGATCTGTAATCGTCATTGATTTTGGAGGGATAGCTGTAATATCGTTATGTAGGGTAGTTGAGAAAGGGCTTGCATTGGGAACTTTTAAATAAGGGTTCTGTGCCAATACAGCAGTCTGGTGGTATGTGTAATCCGTTAGCACATCAAAGAAGTCATCACCCTTTACTGATGGGTCGTATGGTACGGGCAAGGCTGGGCGTATCCTCTGAATGAGTTCTTGGTTACGTCCTATCTTAAGTGTATACTTGTAACCGAAACGTGTGTTTGACATAGAGCCTCCTTATGGATCGGAACCCTCTTTAAAAAGGAATTCTATCTCCTCATTCGAGAAATAAAGCAGCTCGTAACTTTTACCTTGCCCCACATTATCTAGTGTGGGTGGTGAGTAGTCTACAAGCATTCTTGATAAAACTAAGTCCCCGTGGGAAAACTCGGGTAATGCTCTCCACCGAAGAAGGGGTACACTAGGCCTAAGAGCAACACCCACAACTACCGGCTTATCGTTGATGTATATATCCATTATGCGGTACGTGTTGTCGGGATCTCTCTCGTTATAGCGGTAGACTATGTTGTAGTTTATTCCTCCGAGAGTTGGCTGTGTGTCCCCATAGGGGCCAGGGGGGATGGGTAAACTGAAAGCCATTGGGGTCTCCTGTTATTTTTTATTGTTAATCGGAGCCTATGAGATCGCCCCATCCCTTACCTGTTCGACCGCCTCTGGAGGGCGTTGTGCTCTTTTCAAAAAGGCCTCTCCCTTCTCCAGTGTCGCGGTCTTGTGACCGTGTACTTCTTCTACGGTCTTGTGATTTGCGTTGAATACTCTCTTTTTCTTCATCAGAACTGTAGTCCTTAAATTCACTGCTGCCCGAAGATGTTTCCTTCTTTGCAGTTTTGTTTTCAATGAAAGAGTTCCTTTCAACTAGGATCTGCAATGCCCTGCCTTGTTTTATTTTTTGTATTTCAAGGTCTATGGCATAACAGTGTACATTCCCTCCAGCATGGTAGCCAGTATCGCCACCACTGCCTTGGGAAATTCCAACCCTGGAGAAATGACAGTTATGTTCGGTGAAGGTTGCTCCTCCGCGCTTATCATCTCTCCAGGTGAAGGAAAATGGGTATGGATTCCTATGGAGTGCTTGTATCTTGCAGATAAAATCTGCAGTGCCCCTTTCGTCACCATAAAGCTTAAGGTCAGAAATAAGCCCATTAAGTCTGAATATGGGAGACTTAACGACTTTGTGATCTGCATGAGAAGAGCCGTCCTCTACCCTATAGGATGTCAAATCTGCCGTTTCAGACACATTCAGGGATAGGGTAGCATTCATCTCCAGAATTGTACCCTTAGAGGTTGTTATGTAGTAAATACTTCTTGGCATAAAAGCCCCCTATATGTCTGCCGGGACAATTGAACCAGAGACTCCATTCATAAAGTCCTGCAATACATCCACTGTTTCTTTGGGGTCGGCCCCGGTGTGGACTGTCATCGTGTAGGTATCCCCCGTTGTAGATATTGTGTGTTGCCTTGGTGCCGTGGGAAGTCTACTCCTACCGCTACGAGTCCTTGTCTGGGGTTTTGCTGTGTCCGCACCCCAATCACCTAAGAACCCAGCTATACCACCAATAACACTTGCCAATGTGGAGACTGCGTCAATAAACAATTCAATAAATGGCTTGATAAACAAGAATGCTTTCGCTAGCATCCTTACTATAGAACCTAGCGCAGAGAACATTGGCTTTAGTTCAAGCATCATGTCGGCAAGGGCATTGAGAATTTCGACTAAACCTTCCTTGCCACCGCCATCCATGAAGCTACGTACAAGCTCTGCATAGGCCGTTGTTAGCCTGTTCATACCAGCGCCAATAGAAGTCTTACCTGCTTCTAGGGCACCACCCTCACGGGAAGCTCTGCGGAGTTCTCTGGCGAACTTAGGCATGACTTCAGTGGCAATAAGCTCACCACGCTCCATCATTTTTAGTAGTTCTTTGTTAGTTACCCCCACGGCTTTAGCCATTGTGGATACAGCTATAGGCATGGAATCCCCGAGCTGGTTCTTCAGCTCTTCGGCCATGACTGTTCCTTTTGATAGCATTTGCGTCATTGCCTTCGATATACGGAAGACTTCAGGAGCTGTTAGGCTGAAGGCTGCAGCACCTTCCTGGGATGCAACAAAAAGTTCCCTGACCTCCTCCATAGTTAAACCAGCTTCTTTACCGGCTACGGCCAACTGAGCGTAACCTTTGGCAGATTCTTTCAAATCCGTACCTAGATCCATGGCTACCCTAGCCAGGAAGTCGAAATCATCCGATGCCTGCTCAGCACTTCCAGAAGAGGCTCTAAGGGTGGCGTCAATAGCGTCGAGCTGCCTAGCTGTGGTCACAAGAGACCCAACTGCACGGGTCATGGCATAAATAGAGGCCACCTGGGTGGCCTACGCCAGGGATGTACTTCTGGTTTTTGGGTGTTACAGTTTTAGGTTGTTGAGGTTGGAAAGACTGTATAGGAGACTTACCATTAATCTTGTTGACTACCTCCTGTTGTTTCTTCAGAGTCGCCAGCTGTTTGTCCAATGCCTTCTGGTACTTGTTGGCAAATTTCATTTGTACAGAGTTTAGTCATGTACGTGCTTCTGCATTTAACTCCCCTTTATTATTTTTTATTCTTTTCTATCTCGGCTTCTTGGTCTAATGCATTTGCAAGTTCATAATGAGATCTTATGTCTACATACTCCAAGATAGCTCCTATTTCCTTTAGGGGCATGCCTTTTAGAGCGGATAAACTCCTCTCTGGAGAGTTTTCATTGCTGGCTAGGTCGAAGAAGAGTTTTTCTTCGAAGCGGAGCGAGCTTGTTTTTTCTTCGGCTGTTCGGACTGTTTGAACGTTCCTGCCAGGGCGAGTTTTAGATCCTCCAAGGATTCTACACTGAAACCCAGATCTCCCAAACAGCCTCTGATAAAATCCCAATACTGTTCCTTGAAAGCGAAGGTCAACAGGGCCATGAAATCCTTGAATCGGCCTGCAAACTCTTCGTCTACATTGATAGACTCTTGGGAGTTCTTAATCACATCAGAAAGAAGTGTTTGGGATATCTCTACCAGCTCAGGGTTCTCCATTGAGTGACTTAAGGCACTGCCGATAGCAGTGAACATAGTCACTTCCAATGTCTGATCCCTACTCTGCATTTCGTCGGCTATGATTCCTGCTATCGGGTAGAGGATTCGAGAAATAACACCGTGACCTTTAAGGGCATCCCATGCCCCAGGTAGCTTAACGGTGTACCTGTCATCCCCGATTCTTATTGTTTTGTACAGTGCCATGTCTGTCATATCTTACACCAAGTTGAAATTACTTATAATGCTCTTGGTCTTATCCTCTAGACTGTCGAGTTGAGCTTGGGACAGGTTGGCCCCATCGTTGCGGTAGTGTATCACAGGTACCCGGAAGACCCAGGAGGGGTTGCTCCCCTCCAAATCAGCCTGCAAGTCGAAAGTAGCTGCTGTATCTAAGTACATGTCTTCACAGACCATGGGTACTGCCCCAGATCTATCAAACCAGATAAGATCAGCCTTGTGTAATCTACCACGATCCTTGGTCTTGGTTACAGAGTCATTGGGCTCAATGTTGAAGGACTCCAGGTTGAAGATGTTGCAAGTCCCCCACATAGGAATTAGAGACTTGAAGTCGTATAGTTCAGTTATCATATTAGTACTCCAAATTCAAAAAGATATCTGTATGGTGGAATGCCCCTTCCACTTTGCCGTTACAACTTATCTTGAGCTTTCTGTCTGCCCTATCCTGAGTTGTAATCTCATCGTTCGCTGGGATGTTCCATGTATATGAGCGTAAGCCTCTTGCTCTTTGATTATCACTCACTAGTCGGTTGGTAGTGCTGTTCAGTATGGACTTTGTAGCGTTAAGTCCGGCTTGACCTGCAAACTTACTGCCTTTCAGGTTTACGATGTATAGGCCTAGAGCTACTCTACAGAGGTCGGCCCAGTAGTGACTAAATACCATCACATCGATCCATTCCCCAGTGCCGGAACCTCCACCTGCAACTGTACCTCCCGTAACGACTGCACCAAGGCTTTTGTCTAGGGTGATAAAGCTGGTATTTCGGGCTGCTAGGTTTGCCCTTTCGGTTGCGCTAAGGTAATTACCTGAAGGCCCACGGGCTATCTCAAATCCTGCCATGGGGTAGTTTACATAGGTAACTTCTCCGGGGGTGTATACTGCATTAGAGGAGAAATAGGCAACTTCAAAGAAGTCTGTGTCTGCTGTGTGTGACCAAACGGGGGCAGTGTTAAAGTAGTTCCCCTGAACCAATCTTGCTAGTGTATCTGTACTCGTTTCGGAGTAAGCCTCTGTAACACTTGCTGCTTCTTGAGAGCCATAGAAGTACATCGACTCAGTACCCTCTACTGCGGCTGCCATGGCCAAGGCAAATGCTTGCGAATGGTCGCTTGAAGCATACGCATAGGCACCGTCATTTTCTTCTTCGATGGCAGATTTAACGTCTACAGCACTCTCTGAAGTTGTAAACTGGTAGGTCATCCCCGATATGTTTTTCACCCAGAACGTGTCGTCGGAAGATCTAACTTCCAGGGTGAGGGTGGTTCCTGCTCCTGAGCCATTCTTAGTGGCAGTAATAGCTGAAGACACTGTTGCATCCGAATCGATAGCTGTCTTTACAGCATCGACAACGCTTTCTGCTGTTTCGCCATTAGCCGCCTCGTAATTAATAAGTGCACTGTGCCCATCATTCACGTAAATAGTAAATACGTGATCACTTCCGGCAGCAACGCTCTGGGGGGCTACTACCATCGCCGATTCCCGCCTCCCGAGATAAAAACTCTTGGGTGCAGGCGATTGCGAAAAGTAGGCTGTAGCCGCTGCGTACTCTGGAGAGTCTGAAGGAACGTCGTCCAAGACACTTCCCTTGTCTTCGTACTTCCTAA